ATGGGCCGCTTGCATTTGCTCGGCCCCTAACTGGATCTCAACACCCCCATCAGGGAGTTCTACTGTGACGGAATCATCCTCGGGAGGGAGGACATCAATTTCCATTCCCTGCCCTTGAACCATCAAAGGCATTAAAGCGCGATCAACCGCCACAGTTTTCTCCTTTAGCCGGTAAAATTACCGCCCTTCACGGCAGCACCCATCCCACGGGCCACCCCTTTGGTTCCCATGGTCATGCCACCGCCATACATTCCAATGTCTCGCTTTGCGCCAGCAACCATCACCGCTTTATTTTTCGGTGCTTCTTTCTTTTCAGATGCGTTCGTACGACCTTTCATCAGTAATACTCCACTTTACGTCTGTACATCGGTTCATCTTGAGCATCGGACGGCAAAGACACAAAGCCGCCCCGTCGATATCTCAACAACGCTTGAGTGCCTGAGTCAACATAGTCATCATGCTCTCCAGCGGGAAAGGATGCAAATTCTTCTACCACTTCTTCCGCAAATCTAGTTTGAGGTCTCCAGATTTTTCCACTGGCAAAGAGATCTGCCACCGCATTCACACGGGCAATCTTATCGTTTCCTCTCGACGGAGTATATTCCGCGACCGGAATTCCCATCGCCCTTAATTCAAATATCAAGGGAGTTCCTGCTGCTTTGGCTTCCACAATCAAAGTCTCAGGGTTCCAGTACTGGTATAGCTCATAGGCCCGTTTCTTGAGGGTGGGGAACTCCATCTTCTCTTTCAATGCGTCCATCAGAATCAGATTCGGTTGCAATGATCCATTTTCATCTGGATGGTAGAACACCCCCCAAGTGGTACAGGCGGAGTAGTCGGCCCGTTCCTTTTTCAAGAAAGCGGTATCCCATGACTGAATGAGATACTCACATTGAGGGGGATTTCGTTCTTCCCACACCTTCCACCATTCCCGTTTGATTAACGCTCCCTCTTCGGAGGTGGGATCTTGCTGGTACTGGGCTTGCCATTTGTGGATCGGGATTTCGTTTCGGATCGCTTCGAGTTCTTTTAGGGGCCAGAACTCAGGCCAAAGCGGGGTTCCCGAAGGCATGATCGCTGGGAACTCAATAACTTCCCATTCATCGACCCCATCACGCAAAGCGGAAGCCTTTAAGACCTGACCAACGAGATCCCTTTTCGACCAACGGGTACAAATGATCACGATGGCCCCGCCCGGTTGGAGACGCTGGCGAGGACCGGAGGTATACCATTCATACGCATGGTCGAAGACGGTCGGATCGGCAGACTGACCCTCTTGTTCATCGTGGGGATCATCGATAATCAGTAAATCGGCACCCTTACCGGTCACCGCACCGCCGATACCAATCGCGAAATACTCCCCACCCTTGGAAGTACTCCAGCGACCGGCGGCTTTGGAGTCCGCTCGGAGTCCAACATTCGGGAAGATCGAATGATAATCATCCGAATCCACCAAGTTTCTGACCTTCCGACCAAATCCCACCGCCAATTCCGCAGTGTGGGAGGTCTGAATCACCTTCTTGTGCGGATACTTCCCCAAAAACCAAGAAGGAAATAGATAAGAGCCGAATTCGCTCTTGGTGTGACGGGGAGGCATGCAGATAATCAATCTCTTCAGCTTACCTGAAGCAATCTGCTCGAACTTTTCCCCCATAATCTTGTGATGCCGCCCAGAAATGAAGCTCGGCCACACCCTCTCTACAAAAGCAATGAAACTTTCCCGACAATTCTCTTTGGATTTGGCTTCTTCGTACTCATCCAAGAGACGAAGTATCTCGGTTTGCTGATCTAACGGTAACTGTTTGACTTTATTCAGGATTTCGGGGGTGATGTTCAAGCTGATGATCCTCAAAATGCAGGGACAATAGCCCCCGATTCAGCATATTTAACATCGATGTCTGCGCTTTTCCTTCTTAATCTTGAGGGAACCCAAAAAAAAATTATATCTGGGCGGAAAAGCTACCTAAATACCCTTAAATTATGTAAAGTTTGCTAGATCTTTTAGATCTTGCCTAAGATCTGGTTCGATTTTAGCATATTATATCGTAAATGTCAATATAAAATTCCAAAAATTTTGCAAAAAATTTTTTCCAAAATCACTGGAACCGTATATTTATTCAAAATCCCCGTGAACTTAAGTGAAAGTACATGTTGCGTACAAACAACAGGTATGGGAAATGTGGGGAATCGTTTGAGTGGAATCGCATGTATATGGAGCAGCCCACGGTCGGCGCAAAAAAGGGGGTCTGGCCTCGACTTTCTGGCCCCAATCGGCCTGACCTTAACCCCCTGACCCCTTTGAAATCAATGACTTACGACAGACTCGGTCTGATCCTGTGGAATCGGAGTCAGCACGGGTTCAGCCGTGGAACCCTGCTCAGGCTGAGTCCGCGAAGCCTGCAGCAGTGAAGACAACTTTGACTCTAGCTCTGCTGCAATCGCCTGAGCGGGACGCTCGCGGTTGTCCTCGATGACGTCTCTGTAGAGTCCGCAGGCTTTGCCTAACAGTTCAGCGGCGCGTAGCTGCGAACTAGTGGCAGATTCTTCGCCAGTACTCCATGAGCGCAAAAGGCGGATGAGCATGTCGCGGTCGGAGACGGTCGAGACCTCGACTATCCTACGCCTAGCCTCACCTATCGCTTCCACGCATGCCTTCACCTTGCCGTTCGTCATTAACTCGCACGCCCGTCGATGAATGCTCGCAGGCTTCATGTTCTCAGCGTCGTAGCTGTTCCGGTATGCATCACTGAGATTCATCCCAGAGACTACATTTTCGCAGAATTTCCGCTGTTTTACGGTCAAACCATATTCATCGTACTGACCTTCCATGCTAACAATATCCCTTGTTTCGTAGTGTTTTCGCTAATCTTTGACACTGACACTTGTGTCGCTGCTCACCGAATCTAGGCTGAGTGCAAAAAAAAATCAAACTAAATTCGCCCAAATATCAATGACTTAGTTATCACCTGAAAAATATTTCATGTTGGACTGTTGACAGCTTAGCAGATATCCGTATGATGGCACCCATCGGCCACCCAGACAGGCCGCCCCGCTAGGGAAAAAACAAAGGTTCTGGTGTCGGATGAGCGCAAGCAGCCCGACGGTTCCCTGAAGGGGGAATCCGGCCTAAAGCATCGGTGAAGCCGTAGGGTTGAAGGCGATGACCTGCAAGTACAGCAGCCGCCCGAAAGTCTGACGATGCCCAACGTACCGGAAATACCTTCGACTCTGTAGAGCGCATTCGCTGAGTGCGTTGCATAGAGTCCACTACAGTCATGAGGTGCAAGTCATGAGCAAGTCATTCAAGCAATTGATCAAATCAAGCAAGAAGGGTTACTGGATGCTGCATCCGGTCGATGCGGTTCCAGTGTGGGTTCCAGTCAAAAAGGGGGGCAAGTGATGAGCAAGCGTCAGCAATTCTCGGCAATTCGCCGACTGTATCGGATCGCCTGCAAGCTATCGCCGCTGTACGACGATAACGCCGTCGCTGCGCGGATTGCAGCAACATCAGCCATGCGCGAGCTAACAGGCAAATGGGACTGTTGCGAGCCGCTCAGGTACTCGGGTAGATACCTGATTGGCGAGCAATTTGTGGTGCGAAAACACCCGCGCTTATGGGTAAGACGCCCATTTGTAGCAGCCGCCTGTACTCGGTGGCTCGCATCCCACTAGGTCGAAACGGGCTTTGCCCGTCGCAGCGTGACGCGCTGCCTGACGAGACCGTCAGCCATCAACCCACATAGGTGCAACTATGGATATTTATCAAACCGTGACAGATCAAGTGATCAAGCAAATGACCGAATCCGGTGCGGACTGGGTGAACCCGTTCAATAAAGGCAAGACAAGCCTACGCCCATTCAACGCAGTGACTCAGCGGAACTATCGCGGAGTCAATATCCTCATGTTGAATTTCACGCCCTTTCAGTCCAACGCATGGGCGGGTTATCAGCAATGGGCATCAAAGAATTGCACCGTCAAAAAGGGTGCGAAAGGTCACATGGTGACCTATTTCAAGATGCTGAAAAAAGAGGATTCAGAGGGTAACGTCTCGGTGTTCCCAATGATCAGATATTCGACCGTGTTCAACTCGGAACAGGTCGAGGGTGACTACGCTCGCAGCTTCGACAACCCATCAGACGATCCGGTCGAAGTCATGGATATGGAATCCGTCGAAGCA